GTTCGAGTCGGACATGACCCTGGACAACTCGAATAACAGCGTTGTGGATATCTGGAAGCACACCGAGGCCGGCCAATTGAAGTTGGAAGGGCTGACCGACAAGGATGAAGGGCAGGAGCCCTCGCAGGTGTTTAGCCTGTTCGGCTGCCATTGGCGCCCCAGCACCAACCAGACGCAGACCGCCAACTACCAGAGTACGGGGTTGACCGGATTTTCGACCTACCTGGCGGGCATGGACGCGATGGACTTTATCAACTTCCCCAACAAGCGGCATGTAACGCCCGAGGCCAACTGGAAGAACCTGAACCTGTGGCAGGGCGAGTTCGCCCGCAGCGCCTACGACGCGAACAACGTGATCATCGGAGGCACCGGCTACAACGGAATCCTGGGCATTGGGCCGCCGCCGGACGCGACCAGCCGTATGCGGATATCGATCGCGATTCCGCAAACAACCTAACGAAATTTCACCAAGGCGGATAGGTGGCAGGACCGGCAATCCTGCCACCACTTTTTGAGATTGGAGCGAATTATGGCGGAGCAGACGGCGGCGGAGAAGCGGGACCTGATCCTGTTGCGGCAGGCAGAGCTGCAACTGGAGCAGATCGAGGAAGAGACGATTGAGCGTGCGGCGCAGAAGGCGCACAAGAAGCGCAACGTCGCTCTGGTCCAGGCCACAATCAACGATAACGTGAGGCAGTGGCGCCGGACGGCTGCGATCTGCCGCCACAAGCAGGGCGGCCAGAATGGCAAGGTGCTGGAGGGCAAGTCGAACGCTACGGCGTTGAAGGTGGAGAAGTATCCCGATGGGAGCTACCTGATCCGCTGCCTGAGCTGCCCGCTGCGGGTGATGAGCCCTTTCCCGCCGGATGGCATGAAGAAGCTGCGCGAGGGCGAGACGGTGAAGCAGCGGGACACGCGGCTGGCGAAGTATGAGGCCGCCAAGGTGCGCTTCGTCGAACTGTTCAAGGAGAGCCAGGAGAGCGCGCTGAGCAGCGAGGCGGCGCAGCCGCTGGTGTGCGGGGCGGACTGGCAGTTCTTCGATAGCGAAGGCACCCAGATCTACAAGCCGCGCCCGACGGACGCCGACCCGCGCTATGCGCCGGAGATTGCGGCCTAGCACTTCGTGCGGTGAAAGACGGCAGACTACCGCAGAGAATACGCAGCAGGTTACGGCAGAGAGTACAGCGAGGTTACGAGGATGGGTGCAGACACGATTGTGCAGGGAGCGCCGGCGGCGGCGCAGCCGGGGACGGAAGGCCTGATCCTCGACTCGAAGAACAACATCCTCTACACCTTTGGGCAGAGCGGGGTGCCCGCGGCGCTGGCCAGTGCGGCTGCGGTTGCCTCGACCACGTACACGGCTGCGGGAGCGATTGCGCCGACGGGCGTCGCGGTGCTGAAGACGGGCGCTGCTTCGGCGATGACCTTGGTGGCTCCGCCGACGGGCGCGACTCTGACCATTGTGGCGGCCGATGCCGAGGCTTATGTGGTGACTACGCCCGCCAACAAGATCAACGGCGCGGACGACACCATGACCTTCGCCGGGGCGGTTGGCGACTCGATCCAGCTGGCCAGCAGCGGAGGGGTCTGGTACGTGGTCGCGAAGAATGGCGTGACACTGACCGAGGTGTAATGAACTTCCGGAGATAGTAACCAACTTTGTTCCACGTGGAGCATGAGGAGAAGAAGCAATGGAGATGACGCAGGAAGTTTGGGACCGGATCACGGCGCTGGAAGAGCGGGCTTCGCGGGACGATGAGGAGTTTGCGGCGCTGAAAGCGGAGCTGGCAGCGCAAAAGATCACGGCGATGCAGGGGCAGGTAAAGACAGCACTCGCGGCCAAAGACGATGCTGCACCGGCGAGCGCTCCTCCTTCCATGAGCGCGCTGATGCGCAGCCTCGACCGGCACGGCATCCGCATCCATCCCGAGGACCTGGACGAGGCGCAGGGCAGCGGAAGTGAGCGCTGGGGCCAAGAGGAGACCTGGGCGGAGAGCCACGACGGGGAAGGTGCGCCGGTCTAGGCCCGATGGACGACGACCTGGTGGAGATCAAGATGTCCCAGCAGCGCATGGGCGGCGAGATGGCTCTGATGAAGAGCCAGACGGAGGCAAACCACCGCCAGAACAGGAACGACATTCATCAGTTGCGCAACGGGATGCAGGGCATGACCGACCAACTCTACGAGTTGAAGTACGAGGTGGTTGCCGTCCGGCTGCATCTGGCCAAAATGGGCGGATATGCGGCTGGGGCGGGCGCGATGGTCGCATTGATCGTCGAGGCCATCAACCATATCTGGAAGTGAGGGGAACATGCCGTGGAAGTGAGGGAAGATGCCGTTTGAGTATCAGCAGTCGTCGGGGCAGTTCGCGGACAGCGACGGCGATATGATCGCCACCGGGTACAGCGGGAACGGCGAGTGGATGAACGACCCCGCGAGCCAGAGCGTGAAGGACCACGGGCCGATCCCGCAGGGCGTCTACACCATCGGCGCGCCGGAGGCGGATGCGGAGACGGGGCCGGTGAGTATGCGGTTGACCCCGGCGCAGGACAATGAGATGTTCGGGCGCGGAGACTTCCTGATCCACGGAGACACGCCCGCGCTGAACCACTCGGCAAGCGATGGCTGCATTGTGCTGCCGCACGAGGCGCGAACGACGATCGGGGCGGCAGTGCTGGCGGGCGACGACCAACTGACCGTGGTAGAGTAGACGCGGGCCATTTTTCGACGGGGAAGCGATGCACATTGACTGGGGACGCCTATGGGACTACCTGTATGGCAACCGCCTAGCCATCGAAGGCGGCCTCCTCTTCGTGATAACCTCGGGAATCAAAACCGCGCCAGTCCCCGTATCCACCTTCGGCAAGTGGATGTATGACTGGGGACACCAGCTTTTCAATATCACGAATACGCGACTGACGAATGCCCCCGTTCCAACCCCTCCATCAAACAAAGAGGCAGCAGCGGACCCAAAAGCCTAACCGCACCACAGGAGATTTACATGAGCATCTTTTCCGGCCTCAAAGGATTCTTCGCAAAGCTCGCCGCCGATTTTGAGAAGATCTTCGGCAAAGCCCCGAGCTTCATCCATTTCACCCTTGCTCTTGTCACCTATGCCGCCCCCATCCTCGAAGGCATTCTGGCCGTCGCAGACCCCGCTGTTGCGGCTTTAGTCGCGCCCATAACCACGCGGCTGCAAACGGGCCTCGCAACGGCGTACAGCCTCGCCAATGAAGGCACGGCAAGCGGTGCGACCCTCTCCACCACACTCGCGGCATTCGCTGCCGACCTGACCACGCTGGAGAGTGTTGCAGGCATCAAGGATGCGGCTACCCAAGCGAAGATCGCCACAATCCTGTCCGAAGTTCAAGCCATCGTTGCGCTCATCCCCACCCCAGCTCAAGCCGTGGCAGGCGTGGCGGCGGCAACCCAGAGCACATCCTGATGGCGAACCAGAGCAAGACGTATCCGCTGGCCGACCCGGCGGCGCTGGCGGCGAATATCGCGGCGTTGGGCGGTCTGAAGATCGATCCGACGCAGCCGACCGGCAGCGCCAGCGAGAGCACGGCGCTGGGCACGGTCACGCTGAGCTGGGCGATCGCGGAAAGCGTGATCACGGTGACGATCGCCAAGAAGCCCTGGGACCTGCCGGCGGGGACGGTGTGGGAGCACGTCGACGCACTGTTTCGCTGAGGAGGCAGGATGGGCAGCTCGACCATTACGCTGGAACAGGTGCTGGATACCCTGACGGCCAAGGGCATCCCGAACCCGCGCGAGAACGCGAGCGGCTACGGCGACCAGATGGCGCTGGACCTGGCGACGCAGGTGATGGCGGACATTGCGTGCGAGAGCTTCAACTGGAAGTGGAACCGCGCCGATGCCGCGCCCTTCCTGACCAACAGCTGGCAGCAGGACTATCCGCAGCCGGCGCAGGCCAATGGGATCATCGGGTGGGGCGAGGACTGCGACCTCATCGACATCCTGAACACGCGGATTCCGAAGCCGGGAAACAATATCACGTGGCGGCGCGGGCTGAGCCGGAGCTTCTACCTGAACGGGTGGTGGCCGGAGAACATCTGCTGGATGTACAACAAGGACCTGTACCTCGGTGAATGGCCGGGGCCGGGCGCGGTTTACAGCCCGTTGACGGTGAGCCCGCAGGCGCAGAACCCGCTGATGAGCATGACGGACAAGAACGGCAACATCCTGATTGTCACCACACCTGGCACGACGGGCGCGTCGGCACCGTATCTGCCGGCGAACAGCGCGGAGGGCACGACGGTGAGCGATGGGACGCCGCCGACGGCGGTGGTATGGACGTGCGTGAGCCCGACCAGCCAGGGCTTCCGATTGGACCGACTGCCGCCGGCGACCGGGCCGACGCTGCTGATCAAGCCGTATTACCAGATTGATCCCGTGATCTTTATAGGGTACGACCAG